TTTTTAATATCTGATTTTTTAGGCGGTTTATCTTGTTTGTTTTTATCAGAGATAAACTTACTTTCTTTATCTGTCCAAAGTTGGAGTTCCTGAGCATAAGGTGAGCCTTGCTTAATATAAACTTCAGTGAAAGCCTCTTGAGCTTTTAGAACAGTTTTACCAATAGCGTCATAACGCTTAGTAATCGCGTTTAATTGCTTCTGACTTGGTTTAGCTCCAAGAGCTGCAATTTCCTTTTCCTTATCTTCTTGAATCGCCCTATTAGCTTTAACAATTGCAGGGTGTTGTTTTGCAATATTCTGAGACTCTTTGATAAGTTGTTGAGCAATACCTTTATCTAAGTCATAACTTTGCATTACTTTCAAAGTTGTCTTGATATCTGTTACACCTTGTCTAAAGCCCTCAATCATTTTAGCAAAAGAATCTGCTGCATTCATAGATGCTGTGGCTAAATCATCAACACCGTTCTTCAACCCTTTAATAGCAGGAGAAGCATTTTGGGCTTCATTACCACTAAGTTGAATATTTGTTCCTAACAGTTTTGCGGTGTTGCTGTACTTGAGAGCCTCTTTAGCAGCATCGTTATAAACCTTAGTTTGATCAATAAGCTGTTTAGCACTTTCTTCACTGATAGCTCCCATCTTAAGAAGGGCAGTTGTAGTATCATCAAAAGACTTAGTACCGTTCTTTGCAGCTTCGATAGCTTGGTTAGCACCTTCAGTAAGGGTGTTACCAAAAGACTTACCAGATAAAGCATCAACCATACTAAGGTATTTATCTTTTGCTTCATCAATGTTCTTGTTCAACTTTTTAACATCTAAAGTCAATTCAACTTGTGCATTCTCTCTCTGAGCTGCTGTTAATGATTCAACTTCTTGCTTTGTCATTTTAACAAGGCTAGATTGTTCAATTAACTTAGCATTTGCTTCCGCAGCATTGTCTCTCATCAGAAGATAAGAAGCGGCTACTCCAACAACGGTTAAAGCAAGACCTGCCCAACCTCCAAAGAAGCCAAGTACACCTTGCATAGCTCTGCCAACAGATGTTATAGCAGAACTCATGATAAGAGATGATCTTGTTACATTAGCTTGTTGTGCTGCCATAGTAACTAATGTAGCTTGATATCGAATACTTTCTCTAACAGCCAAACCCATAGCAACAACATATCGTGCAATGATTACTGTAGCTAATACTTTAAATGCTTCAACAACTAAGTTGATGGTATTTGCATTATCAGTAAACCATTGCTTAACATCTTTACCAAACTCTCTAGCACCTTTAGCTGCTTCAAACATATTCTTAGCAAGATCAACCATCATCTCACCAAAGTATTGAGTTACTTTAGCACCTTCGTTAAACTCACCAATAGCTACAAGAAAACCTGTTTTAATAGCATTAGCACCTTGTTCTAAGGTGACACCAAGTTTCTTGTTTTCTTCAATTAACTTAGGGTATTCTTTGAGTAATGCTCTCGCTACTAATGCTGTTGTTAAGAACCCCTCAGAAGAAAGTTTCTTTAAGCTTTCAGCAGCAATACCACTACCATCAGCAATGGCTTTAAGGAATCGCGGAGAAGCCTCTGAAATAGCCCTAAATTCATCACCAGCTAACTTACCACTAGCCATTGCTTGTGAGAACTGAATGGTAGCAGATGCAGCTTCTTGAGCTGTTGCACCACCAATACGCATAGACTTACCAAAAGCATCTACTACAGAAGTTACAGCAGCAGTGTTAGCACCAATCTTTTGCATAGCAGGTAATAGACGAGAGAATAAAGTAGCTGTCTCTCTTAACCCTACGTTGTTCTCAATAGACATTTGAGCTAACTGAGCATTAACTCTACCTAACTCACCAGCATCTTTAATATACAACTTCATACGGTTTTGAATAGCTGTGTATTCATCAGCCATAGAAACAAAAGCTGTTGTTAAAGCTCCTATAGCAGTAATAACACCATAGATAGCTGTAGACAATAAAGCATAAGCAGCAATACCTTTAATCGAAGCTAGAAGTTTATTATTACTTTCAATAGCTGTAGAGAAAGGGGTTTTAAGATTATCTAAGGAAGTCTTGGTAGCTGAAAGAGCTTGTTGGTATTTATTTAGAGTAGAGGTATCAGCACCGCTAATTTCCATCTTAGCTAACTGAGTAGAAGCACCTTTACCGAAACCTTGATTGATATATTTTGTTTTTAAACTTTCAAGTTCGATAATTGCTTTACGTTTTCTTTCTAAAGCATCTAACTCAGGATCACGAGGAGGTTTAGCTTGAGGACGAGGTTTACCTCCACCATTTCCACCGCCTACACCAACAGGCATATTATTTAACTTATCAGCTTTAGCAAGTAGAGCATCAAGTTCTTTATTAGCTTTAGATAGACCATCGGCACTAATCTGAAACCCAATCTTAACTAAATCCATAGCTATTCCTCATTATGAATTATTTATTTTTATTTCTTTTCTGCTGCTCTTTTGCTTCATGTTCAATTGCAATCTTATCCCACACTCTAATTAACTCTAATTCGTATGGTTCTGGAAACACTTGTTCTAAAGTAAAGAACGCTAACATTTCCTGATAACTAATTGCAAAAAAACCTCCAAAACCTCCTTGCTGCCTAGTTTGGTGTAAACGTAAGAAATACGTCCATGCAAATTGAGCAGAAATTGGAAGTATTGGAGGTTCACTATCTATTTCTTCTTGTAATAATTCTTGTTCTTTAATCAAAGCAACAGCGAAAGGACTTGCCTTCGCTGCTTCAATATGTTCACCTACAGTAGCTCCATCTTCTTGTCTCTGATTGTTTTCAAACATCCATTTGCAATATTCAACACAATCATCAAGAATATCGCTTAGATGAAATTTGCTGCGATATCCGCTTCTTCTAGCACTTGTGAACGAATCCAATCTTGTTCACGCATAATACGCTTGAAGTTTTCTTCAGTAGGTTTTACTTCTTTACCATCTTCTTCAAGACCACGCCAAGTAACTAAGCGAATAACAGCAGATTCAACTGCCATATCTTCAGCTTCTTCAAGGTTGAAATCTACTTCCTTACCTTTACGTTTAGCTTGTTGTTCTTTAACTTGAAGTTGGTTAAATACCTTCTTACTATATGCTTTTACTTTAGGTGATTGTGTACCACGTACAGTAATATAGAAATCTGTTGGAGAGCCATCAGGGAGTTTTACTTCAAACTCATAACCTGTTTCTGCTTTCTCTGCCAAGTTTGTTTTAAATAAATCTAAAGCCATGTTTGTATTCCTCAAAATAAATCAAATATAAAATAATAAAATAGTTGTTAATAAATTAACGGTGGAAGGACTTTCACCTTCCTGTTGTTATTCTTGTGTGTACAGCTTATTATTAAGCAGCAGCACTATCTTGAATCTGAATAGTTGTAGCTTCTAAACCATTTGCACCGCTACCCTTAAGAGCTTGGAATGAGTTAGAAGAAACAATACCTTTCTCACCATCATCTTTAGTGTCAGTAGACAACTTGATACGTGGTAGAGTGAATGTCATAAAGTTAGCATTACCTAAGTTACTTTCAGTAACAGCACAGATAAGAGCTACTTCTGTTTCATTGTTAAAGTAATCAAAGAAAGTATTATCTTGATATAGAGTAGTGAAATCACCATCTACAGAGATACGACCTTCATAGATTTCTGGTTTAATGTTACTACCAACAACTGCTTCTGAAGTCATGTTACGGTTGATGTTAATATTCAAACCAGTAATCAAAGCAATTACTTTACCATCTACAATCAATGCACCATTTACAGCAGCAAAGATACCAGTGTTACCTTGTGCAGTAGGAGTAGTGAAGTAAGCAGTATCACCAGACTGTTTCAAATCTTGACCCATGAAACCAAAGTCTGTAGTTACAAGACCAGTAGCAGGGAGAGCAAATGAAGCTGTGTTTACTTTGTTACCTACAGATACTTGAGATTTACCAATATCTGAGTAGTATTCTTCAACTGTATATGAGTCATCTGTATGTCCAGCTGTAGGAGCATAAGTAACTTTACCACCAGCTAAATAACTACCACCTGTAGCTACAGTTTCAAGAACAAGAGTAGTACCATTCAACACAACTACTACAACTTCTAAAGCTGTTGCAGATACAATAAGAAGGTTCTTAGCATTGTTAGTAGTGTTGAAACCAGCTAAACGAATTACTGTACCAACCTTAGCACCATCTGTAAGCCAAGAACCAGTTGTACGAGTAATCTTGTATGTACCAGCTACAGTACCAGCAGCGATAGTTGTACTACCAACAGCAGCAGGAGTAATAGCTGTAAAGTTACGAGCTACAGCAGAAGCGATAAAGTCGCTATATGTCCCTGCTGATAATTCACCAGATAAACTGCCTTCTACAGAACGTACACCATGACGGAAATCTTGAATCTGGTAGTCAGTACGAATTTCTTCTGATTGATATGTTTCTTTTGTTAAGTTAAAGTTAGAGCTAACTCTACGAAGTGTTTGACCACCTGTTGCTCCTGCAAGAGTACCAAACGTAGTTTCTTTTTTGTATACAATACGTTTAGCAATACCTGAAGCTGTTGCCATTAATTATTCTCCAATGGATTATTTGGGATTATTATTGTTTATTTAAAATTGATTAAATCAAAATTGATTAGAGTAGTATCGAATACGGATAGTAATCTCTGCTCTACTGTCATTGATGTAAACAGGAGATACTTCTGGTGTCCTATCTACTATTACTTTATCCGTTCCTTCTACTAAGGTAGTACCACGTTTAAAATAATCTTTTATCTTGTCTGCCATTAAAGATATACTACCAACACCACTACCTTTAGGATAAGATAATACAATCTGATAGAAACCAACTTCTCTATGGTAGTTATCACCGTATGTAGGGTTTTCTACAGGGAGTGGAACAAGTCTTGTTAGTTGGTATGGTTCTGATGCTTTAGGATTAAAGGTTACATTCTCAAATGCTGTTCTTGTAGCACCTAAACCATTAGGTAAGAGAAGTAAGTATTGTTCAAAAGCTTTCCTCAAATTACTTTGCATTTATATCTCTCATGGTTATTTATAACCTACTCACTTTCTCTGCTACAGCTTCTAATATAGCTTCTGCTGTTGTTGCCCCATCTCTTACTACGTGATAACCTTCTTTAGCTTTCCAACCATATTCAGGATTATCTCTCCAACCATCTTCAACCATTCCAGCATGATCTACACTGTTAGTAACATAAACTTGATCTTGGAAATTATATTGACTTCCTTTAACTATAGCATCTGCTACTGCTGCTGTCCCTGCTGCATCTGCTGGTCTTGTAATAGTTTCTGAATCACCTAAACCAACAACCCAAGAGTTCTTGAAATCACCAACATCGTTCTGGATTAAACCTTGTTTAGATCGGTAATACTCAACACCTAAAGGAGAACTTTCAACCATGAATACAGCTACTTTCTCAGCACTCTCACCAACAAGCATCTTACTCTTTTGTTTTATCTTTTCTCTTAGTTGAGCTATTCCTGCACTTCCACTATAGACTGCCATATATCATTCCTCATATATTATGAAATAGTACAGAACAACTTCCATGCAGCTACAGTTTCACCAGCCCATGATTCAGATATAGCTTCAACTCTATAAGCAGATTTAGCATCTAATTCATTACCATTAATAGTATCACCTACTTTTGGTTTAACAGGAAGATCAGCAGCAGCAATCACCATTACACAAACTTCTGTACCTACGAGGTTAGGAGATTTAAACTCTCTTTCTTTTGGTTCTGATTTATATATTTTAATATTGTAAGATTGTGTATAAGATTGCATCA